CTCATTTATTATATCGTATATGATAATTTTTATCCATGAAATAGCACATTGTAGTTTTTAACTGATTGGCCATAACGCAAATTTTGAAATTCATTCCACAAAATTATATAGTTTTGTATGAAATTTTTGCCGTATTTTTGCCGTCAAAAACAAAAAAGAGGGGTACCGCTATGGTACCCCTTTATTATTAGTCTAATTCAACAAGGCGTTTTAATTCGCCGTTTACGAACCACATTTCACAACGTACGTTGTTATGGTCTGTTAGTGTTGCGGTATATAAACCGTCTTTCTTTGGTTCTACTTCTTCTGCGAACATATGCGTTTTGCCTTCAAATGTAAATGTTTTCATAATATTTCCTTTCCAACTGTCAACTAATAGTTTACTGTTGCAAGCCGTGCAACTCGGAGATAATCGGATCACCTACCATTTCGCAAATGTATAAAGCGCGCTGGCCCCTTTGAAATGCTTACCGTCAAAATGCGCTAGGCCTTGAAAGTCGCCAGCTTGATAACCTACCGTTTCATATACCTTGCCTGTATCCAGTACAGTAACACCGCCCATTACACGATGCACTTTGTTAAGATTAATCTTATATACATCAATCTTTTGTTCATCGGTATTTTCTACAACCGCCGTTCTATCGCTTTTTGCCGTGGCTTCCTTTGGAATGGTAGGCGATTTTTCTTTAATAGCGTTCTTCGTAACTACTGCCGCATCATGTAGCGTTGGCGCTTGCGTATAATATGTTACTACCGGCTGCGCCGTTTCCTTATATGCAATAACTTCCTTCGCTACATTTGGCGATACGTTAAGCGCTTCCCCTAATTTAACTGGGTTCTTCGCCACGGTCTGATTGATAATAACCGGTTCTTGTAGCTTTTTGGTATGCATTACGTTATAGGCGAATAAGCCAGCAACTACCACCAGCAACATAAGCAATGCTACGGTGATAACTGGTAAATACGCCTTTATGAATTGCTTGATAGTATCCATACAATACCCCCGTTAGATAGGCCAATTCAATACTAAATCCGCATCAAATTCCTTACCTTCAATGTTTTCAGTAAATGTATATTGCCACAAATTAGCGCCTTCATAATCGCATTGACTATTTAATTGTGCGCACCAAATAGCGCACCCGCCCAACTGGCTAATATCTAATACATTTACTAACCAATCATAACTAGCATATAAGCCAGTATTTACGTACCCAGCTTGCCATAACTTATTAATGAACACGCTGCATATATTAGTTAGTTGCTGGTCTGTTGGCATGCCACGTTCTGCCTTGTAGTCGTCAGCATCTTCCATATCGAACCATACGCCCATTGGTAACTTATCCACAGTTAAGCCGGCATCATTAAGTGTATTCAAGACAAATTCAGCTTCTTCTGCTGCGTGTTCTTCGTTCATAGCGTACGAATAATGATATACGCCAACCGCTAAACCAGCATTAATAGCACCGTTAATATTGTTATAGAATTCACTATCTAAATTACCACGGCCATAACCGATGCGAATGATTGCGAAATCAAACCCATTAGCCTTTACCGCGCCCCAATCAACTACGCCGTTATTTTCGCTTACGTCAATACCTCTCATGGTACCCCCTTATAATTTCACCTTGTTTTCAATTTTTGTTCGGATTAAATCAAGGAATTTACCCAGCATCACGTTCCCGCCGTCGCGTAGGTTTTCCATAATAGATAGGAATTCACAGGAACCCAAATATAACCATACCAACGATACCGCAAATTGCTTTTGCCCGCTCATTTCATCGAATAATACGGCCGCCATTGTAGCTGCTACATATGTTAGGATTTTAAACACAAACCCTTTTCGCATGTATCGGCTGGAAATTAGGCCCTTTTCAAACGCCAACGGTATTGCACGGTACTTTTCCCATACGGCCATTTGATCTTTATCGTATCCGTATTCATCAATTAACATCTGATATGCAATAGCCGCCCATTTAGTGAAAAGGTCGATGAATACCAATAAAATAAACACGCCCAAAATCTGGACGTGTTTAATTCCAATCACCCATATAGCAACGGCAGCCGCACCGCTTAATATTGCTTTCAGTACAAAACTATCTGTTAAAGAGTTCCAACCCTCAACAAAAAACTTCAAAATAAACTCCATTATGCGCCCCTTATTTAACCTTACCTAAACCATAAACGCTGCGCGCTATATTGGCTTTTCTCATATTGATTTTGTCTAATTGTTCCCTCTTTTGTTCGCCACTCATGCGTTCATTATTAATGATCGCTTTAGATGCTTTGTTTAAACCTTTTAGGCTATCACTTGCATTTTTGAGTTTTGCGAATTCTTTGGCATCGTATCCGTCTGGCCGTTGCCCTGTTAGTTTGAATTCATTATGTAGTTTTTCTTGTTCCTTATAATCATCATATACACGTTGTACGCTATTCGATGATTGATAAGGTGCCGCCGTGAACCCTCTTAACCCCGGCGCTTCATACCATTTTTTAGATGCATTATTTTCTTTTGCACCAGTAGCCGCATCAATGCCGCTTAAACCTAAACCAGCAAGGCCGCCGCCGTACCCTCTTATTGTATTATCTACAATATACGGTGAAACGTTGATTTTATCGCCTACAAATTTTGCAACTTCGCTTGTATTAGCGCCGTACTGTAAATGTGCCGGTAAATTTTCTTGAGATTGCGGAATAATATTCCGTTGTCTGAATAAAGAGTAATTTGTCATAGCTTCAACAACCGGTATCATAGCCGTAGGCATAAAACTAGGTGCAAGGCTATCTATAACCCTATCGCCAAAACCTTTAAAACCTACGCTTTTACGGTTGTTTTTTGCATCGTCAAAATACTGTAACATACGTTCAAACGATGTACCGAATAACACGCCAGCTTCAAATGGCTTAGGAACACGATACATATTTTCCTTGCCCGGAATTATCCAGAATGTATCTTTTTCCCATTGTGGCAACTCTTGGTATCGTTCATCATCTTTATTCATGTACCATAACAATACACTTGGTAACGTGATATATAGCATAGTTTTAACAGTCATACCGCGCGGGTCTTCTTTAAAAGCACGCGCCATTTTGTCGGCGCCTTGAATTGTTGCGTTAAAGAAGGCTATTACTTGATTTGCTTTTTTAGTATGCGAACCTCTACGGCTAAAATCTAGCGTTATATCACGGCTTTCAAGCGCCGCTTCCCTTGCAGTTAAAGGCTTTCTATCTTTCCCAAATAGGCGATTACCAACCCCAGTATAACCCTTTCGTGCATTATCAAATTCCGCCAATCGTGTTGCCATTTCTGTTGCTTCACTCATGGCGCGCAATACTTCAATAGGGTTTTTAATCAACTTAGTAGCCTTACTTTCACGGATCATAATATCGCGTAATTGGCCGCCTAAATAGTCGCGATCTAACGAAACCATTGCCGCGTGTGCTGCGCCAGATTTCATATATTCCCAGTATAATTCGCCTTTTTTAAGGAATAGTGATAGGCCTTTAAAAGTATCGACTACAGGAATAAACCCATGTTTGGAATAAATAGATGCGCCTATCATATCGCGTACAGGGTTCCGCAAGATAAATTCTGGTGATAATGTAGCACCAGCGCGTAACCAGTTGGCCGGATATGATAAGATTTTTGCAACCATGTTTGATTGGTCTTTATCTAACATACGCATCGTTTGGATAAGTTCTGGCGTTGTTTCGTAGGTAACTTTTTCGCCGTTTTCCCAAACATTAAATGTATTATCTGTTGCCGCTTTGTTACCGTTTACACGTTCCACTATTTGCCCTACGCCGTTTTTATCGGCAAGTTTTGCAAATGTACGCCCAACGTGATTGCGTTCTACTGCGTTATAGAATTGGAACGTATTCTTTACGATACTTTCCAACGGATCTATAATATCGCGCGTACTACCTTTAAAGCGTTTTACCGGACTAGATACATCAACAAAACCCTTGCCACCGGATAAAAACGATTGCATGCCAGCATCTGACATATCACGGAAAAATGGAATATAGTGCGGGTACATTTTACGCATTGTATGATATGCCTTAGCCGTTAGCATGCCTTCTTTAACTAACATTTGCAACATGTAATCTTGATATTTATATATCGCAACTGCTGCCTTTTGAAAACGTTCATTTCCGGCGTGCTTACCTAGTACGGCAGCATCTTCGGTATAATCAAACGTTGCTTTTTGTTTGTTCTTGTGTAGGTCTAAATCGTGCAATGCTACAAGATATGCGGAGAATTCCTTATGTTCCTTTTCGCCTACGCCTTTCAAAATGTCTTTTAACGATTTGATGCCATGTTCTGGCGCACCGTGTTCAATAAGCGTTTCAGCTTTACCAACCCAGCCACGCGCTAACCACGCTTGCATATATGGATTATCATCAAAGGCTATTTTTTCGCCTGTTTGGCGTTCGACTTCTTCAACTAAATCCTTCAGCGGGTTCAATTCATCAACAACTTTAGTATATACATCATTTAACGCTTTTTTGATTACGTCTTTAGTTTCGCCGCGTTTAACCGCATCAATGGCTTGGCTAACTTTTCCCTTGCTTTCAAAAGAAATACTACCCTTGATACGTTCCGCCCCGCCTTGACGGTGCCATTCATGAACCAGCTGCGATAATTTATTGGTTATACCATTCAATTCTGGTTCTTTTGCGATTGCTTCCGTAAAATGATTATAGAATTCTGGAAATTCCCGTTTTGCTTTCGCGCGATCACTCACATAGTCTTTGAAAAATTCTGCGTAACCTTCGCCGCGTATACCGTCCATACCTAATTTGTTGTAGGCTTTACCGAACCGGTCTTGAATTACGCCGTTAAATTCGTTATTAAATCGTGCATCTTTACTAAAATTAAAATAGTTATCCACATAATGGCCTAACTCATGCATGATTGTTGGAATTTCGCCATAATTACCGCTACGGATTACATCGGTTTTAGTATTGTACCAGCCGCGCACGTTATCACGGCCCAAACGGCCACTTTTAACGCGTTGATTGAATAGGTTATTGACTGCATCAAGGATTTCCCTACGTGTTACGCTTCGGCCTAACCGCCCTACTTCATCAATGCCAGTATGTGGCGTTTCATTACCTTTAGCGCTATATTGTAGCGGTTCCGTAGGTCTAACGCCTTTACTTTCCATGTATCTATTCGCCATTGCTTCGTTGCCGTCAAAGGCTTTTACAACTGCATCGCGTACTTGCTCGTGCGTTGTATTGTCTAATAGCTGGCTAGGTTGCTGCGCGTATTTGCTCACGCCACCTTCTGCCGGTTCCGCTTGCATCAACTTCAATTCTTGCGTATCTGCAATTAGTTCGGCAGCACGATCACGGCGAACCGTTTCCATGTATTCGTTGTTCAATCGTTCAACTGGTACATCTAGGCTTTCAGATAATCGAACCTTCACCGCATCAAGTTCCGTTTTTGGAATATCTGGCTTTGTGGCTTTGTTTAAATCTTTCAATAATTCCGTGTTAGAATTTACTTTATTTTCTAATTCGGTATATCGTGGTTCAGATCCATCATTTTTCAATTCGTTTATGATAGTTTCTTTTGCTTTTGCCGGTAAATCGTCAAGTGCGTTTCGTAAACTTTCGTTTGGTGCATCTTCTTCATACCTAAATTGAGTATTTGCATCGTTTTCAAGTGCTTTTTCTTCAATTTTAGGTTTTTCACCCTCTACAAAGTCAGTATTTATGCGGTCTTTTGGTTGAAATTCGTTTATTTCGCCTGTACGGGTCGTTTCGCCTTCGCCTTGATAGTTTATACCTAAATCTTCGTTTTTAACCTGTTTTTTATCGGTATTTTCTACAAAACTGTTTAAATCGGTATGTGTTTCTTCTCCGCTTACTGGTTTTTCGTTTTCTATAAACTCATCTTTGAATGGTTGTTCATAGCTTCGATAATTAGGGTCTAGCGTATTATCTTTAAAAGATACATCACGCGGCCCATTTTCGTATTTGCCATAATTGCCTTTAAATGTATTTTCTGCAATTTCCGCACGCATTGCATCATTTGCAACTGCTGGGTCTGGTCTTTCGTATGTTTCACGAATGATTTTCGCCATTTCTGCCGGCGTTGCGTCTGGGTGTGCGCGCATAGCTTCAAGTGCAGCGCTTTCGGTATTATGTAATTCCCATACGCTGAAATCTACTTGCGTTCTCCAGTCCCACGGATCTAACCCGCGACTTTCTGCGAATTTCAACAAACCTTTTTCGCCGTTCAATCTATCGCCAGTAAATTGAACCAAACCACGAGAACCGTAGCCGTCGCCACTTGTAACCGTTGTACTAAAATTACTTTCGGCGCCAATATTACCAGTCATGGCAGCCGCTTCAACGTCGCTTAAACCATTCTGACGATATCGGTTATATATATCCGCTTGGATATTACCGGTTTCACCTTCCATAGGTTGACCGCTTAAACCGCCTTCGGAGTATTCGCGCGGTTCTACTGTGTTAATTGGTTCTTCTGGTACTGGTACATCATCAAAGGCATTATACATAACGCCCTCTTCAAGTTTTGGCGCATCTTTTGTGAAACGTTCGCCAATATCTTCAAATGCGTTAGATGCCTTTTCTTTGATGTGTTCCGCTGCACGTCCTACATGCTCCCCGATTGCACCGCTTACCTTTTTAGGTGTTGCACCGTGTACCATTGCCGCCGGTAAAAATACATCGCCCCATAAGTTAGTAGGGTTCATGGCTATATTTTTTGCAAATTCGCCCGGATCATCAACTAAACGCCCAACCGGTTCCGCAACAGGGTCTACTAAAAGATTTTTCGCCGTAGCAATATATTTATTCCCTAAAAATCCGTCTGGTGCCGTTCCTTCGTTTTCTGCGGTTGCATTGGCGTTATACATATCAACCGTATCACTTGCAATCGTAGGCGCGGCAAGAACGCCAGCAGCTATTCGCACCGGTGGTGGAACGTATGGCGTAATTGCCAGATATCCGGCCGGCTTACCAACTGCGGCATTATATGTTTCTACGTGCGCTTTACCTAACTCCGGCGTAGCGTATTCGTCGATAAACTCCCCATTATCATCAAATTTAGAAAAGTTATCGCCATTAGCATCAATGGCATTAGCAGCACTTTTAGAATACTCATTACCTAGATTGTTCGCTTTGTTTACTACATCATCTTTCCAGTTGGTTAACGTATTACCTACATTGTCGTTAATTTCTTTGCCGGTTTTATCAATCCATTCAATATTGTTTTTAACGCCATTAGCAACATATTCGGCATTATTTTTAACGCTATCCCAAAACGTAGGCTTGGGCGCGTTGCCTACGTCATAACCGTATTCGGTTGTTATATCTTCAAAGGCGTTACCGTTTCCAGCTGCCTTGCCGTATTGGCTTGTAATATCATCAAACGCACCCATAGTCTACCCCTTTATATTTAATAAGACTTTAACCACGATTTATATTGACCGTATCCGGCCGCATCAAGTTCCGCCGCTATCTGATCATCGCTCCAGCCTTGCGCTGAAAGTTCATTCATGCGTTTAGAAATTGCTGCTTGTTCTTCGCTTGAATAAGTAGGTTGCCGTTTAACCGTTGGCGTTCCAGTAGCACCACCGCCAGCAGTAGGCGCACCACTTAACGCGCTTTGTAACTGCCCATAATAAGGGCTTTCAGTTTCTGCTTTGTCTGGGTTAGCTTTAACCCATGCGGTATGCTGCGCGGATAACGTACGCAATACTTGCGCATTATACCCGCTAGTGCCGGATTGTGTAGCCGTTGCCGGTTTAACGTGCGTACCTACATATTTCATGCTGCCGTCCGTGCCAACAATATAAGTTTTTCCGTCTGGCATAACTTTAATGTTTTTCGCCCCGAAATTACCGATATTTTTCATTTGGCCGTCCGGAGTCATTACGATAACTTGGCCGTTCGCAAATTGTTTTGTTTCAAC